GCACGGTGGTAAGGTTGGTCACCGCAGCTACAAGTCCGTTAAGGACATGGACGCGGGCGCGGGTGGCGGCGAAGGTCGCCGCGAGAAGGTCAAGATCTATGGCCTGAAGCCGTCGCAGACCACCAAGAACTACTAACATTGAGGGGGCGGTGTAACAGCCGCCCCTTTCAATCAACCAAGAAGAGAAAATGTTTAATTACAATAACTTATTTGAAAACGAATTAAGAAAATCAGTAGAAGAAGAAATAGACAGGCTAAAAGATAATCTTTCCAACGGACTAAGCGTCGTTGATTATCCCGAATACAAACACCAAGTAGGTAAAATTGCCGGTCTTCGTACAGTGTTGGAACTGTGCGACGAAGTTCAATCCAAGTTGTCTAAAAAATAAACGGAGATTGTTTAATGCCGTACATGGTTATGACTCACGAAAATGATCCTAAAGAACTGCTAAAGAAAGAAATTGGAGATCTCAGCCAGATTGAGATTTTCAACACTCAGATTCTTTGCGCCGTTTATATCCGACCCCAGAAGACAAAAAGTGGCCTCTATCTTCCCGACTCTACTGTCGCCGAAGATCAGCATCAGTCCAAAGTTGGTCTTGTCGTGAAGATGGGGGCTGATGCTTTCATTGATGATACCGGCAAATGGTTCAAAGACGGCAAGATTGAACTTGATGATTGGGTGGTTTTCCGCCCGTCAGATGGCTGGAGCATCACTGTGAACGGCGTTCTGTGCCGTATTCTTGATGATACCAATGTCCGTGGACGCATTCAGCAGCCAGATCAGGTCTGGTAAGGAGATTTTATGTCTAAAGAACCGGAACAAATTGAAATTGAATTGGAAGAAGTCGAAAAGAAGCCGGAAGCGGCTGAAATTGAGGTTGTAAAGGCCGAAGAAGAACAGGAAAAGCCTGAACTGAAGGTTTTGGAACCCGAAGAAGGCTTGGAAAAGCTGAAAGCTGATCTGGAACGCGAGCGCAATGGCCGTTTGGAGGCTGAAAAGCGTGAGCGGGAAGCCCGTCAGACCGCATTTAAGGCCCAAAACGAAGTGCAGGACACTAATCTGCACCTGGTTACCAATGCCATTGAAACCGTTAAGCAGACTGCGGACGTTTTGAAGGCTAATTACCGCGAAGCCATGTCAATGGGCGACTTTGACCGGGCTGCGGAGGTGCAGCAGGCCATGGCAACCAACGCTGCAAAGATGTTGCAGCTTGAACAGGGCAAGCAGGCGCTGGAATCTCAGCCCAAGCAGAAAGCCCCGGAACAGTACCGGTCTTCGGATCCTGTCGAAGCCTTGGCCAGTCAGCTTTCGCCCCGTTCGGCCGATTGGGTTCGCCGTAATCCGCAGTGCGTGACCGACCCGCGCCTATACCAGAAGATGGTTGCGGCCCATAACTTGGCTGTTGCAGACGGTTATGAGCCGGATTCGGACGATTATTTTGATCAGATTGAAACCACGCTCAAAATGAACCGCCGCGAAGCCCCGGTTCAAGACGACGCCATGGCGGAGGCTGCCAAGCCTGTGCAGCGCCGTTCTTCGCCTCCGGCAGCGCCTGTCACCCGTAGCGGTAACGGCACCGGTACCAACCCAAATCGCGTTCGCCTGTCTTCGCAAGAACGTGAGATGGCCCAGATGATGGGTATGACCGATCAGGAATACGCGAAGAACAAACTTCAACTTCAGAAAGAAGGGAAACTGAACTAATGGATAATCCTGCCCCCACGCCGGCTCGTAAACCCGGCCGCCCTCGCAAAGATCGCACTGTCCAGGCGGCCGCTGTCGTCGAAACCCCCGCCGTTACTGCGGAGGAAGGCACGTCCATCCCCCGCCCCGATATGCGCCCTGAAAAGCGCGCTGAAGATCCCCGCGCCCGTGCTGCCAAGCGCGCCGCTGAGATCAGGGGCCATCTGGGCGACATGGACGAAGGCGTGGACGATTTCCGCGCCCCGGAAGCGCCTCCCGGCTGGAATTACGAATGGAAGCGCAAGACCCTGCTGGGTGCCGAAGATCCGGCCTATGCCGTCAGCCTAGCCCGTACCGGCTGGGAGCCTGTGCCGGCCGATCGCCACCCGTCTTACATGCCCACAGGCAATAAGCATGCCACGATTGAGCGGAAGGGCATGATCCTGATGGAACGCCCGCAGGAACTGACCGACGAAGCCCGCGAAATTGAGCGTAAAAAGGCCCGTAATCAGGTCCGCCAGAAGGAAGCCCAGCTTAACGCGGCCCCTGAAGGCCAGTTTGGTCGCGATCACGACCAGGTTAAAGCCAAGATTAACAAGACCTATGAGGCCATGCCTATTCCCAAGGACTAAATACACTAAGGGGCGGGTAGAAATATCCGCCCCTTTGTTTGTACTGTTGACATAATGTGAAATGGGGCGTATTTCTTGCGACACAGCCCCTCCCCCGGCGTGGAGGGTTAATTTATCCCCGGTCTAAGTCGCCCCGGCGTGCGATGATGGCCTCCTAGAAAAGGAGAACCCGTCATGGCGAATACTTTCGCGCCTTTCGGTTTTAGTCAGTACGGTGGTACCGGCTCTGCTCCCACTTATGAGCAGGTCGCGTCCTTCTGCGCCTACAACACTGCCGCCATGTATTATGGCGATCCCGTTTACCGCAATGGCACCACTGGCGGCGTGTATCCCACGACCCCCGGCACTGGTATTCTTGCGGGCGTCTTCGTTGGTTGCAAGTACCTGTCGGTTTCGCAGAAGCGTACCGTCTGGAGCAACTTCTGGGGCGCTGCTGACGTTGCCAGCGGCAACAACCCCGAAGTGTATATCGTGAATGACCCCAACGCCCGTTTCTTGGCGCAGGTCGGCGGTTCCACTTCGACCGGTCTGGTCGCTGCCGACATCGGTGCGAACGTGCAGTTCAATTACGGCACCCCCAATACCACCAGCGGTATTTCGGGCGCGTACATTGACATCACTGTCACCCCCACCACCACTGCCACTCTGCCCTTTAAGGTTGTCAGCCTTCCGGCTGACCCGCCGGGTGCGAATGGCACGTCGTCTGGCGCTTACAACTATGCAGTTGTGGCGATCAACAACGTAGAAACCAAGACCCTCACGGGCGTTTAAGGAGTAAGGACCAATGGCTGTTAATCTTTCAGCAATCAAAGACCTTCTCCTCCCCGGCCTCCGTGGGGTTGAAGGCAAGTACGAGATGATCCCGTCTCAGTACGACAAGATCTTCACCAAGCATGATTCCAAGCTGGCTCTCGAACGTACCGCTGAAATGCGTTACCTCGGTCTGGCCCAGTTGAAGACGGAAGGCGCTCAGACTTCCTTCGACAACAACGCTGGTGAGCGTTACGTCTACAATCAGGAACACAATGAAATTGCGCTGGGCTATGCCATCACGCGCAAAGCCATTGACGACAACCTGTACAAGACGCAGTTCCACCCGTCGAACCTCGGTCTGATTGAATCTTTCCAGCAGACCAAGGAAATCTACGGCTCGAACATCCTCAACAGCGCCACGACCTACAACGCCAACATCGGCGGCGACGGCGTGTCCCTGTTGGGCTACAACTCGTCGGGCACCCTTGTGAACCATCCGATCGATGGTGGCACGGTTGCGAATACCCCGGCGACTCAGGTTGACCTGAACGAAGCTACGCTGCTGAACGCGATGATCGCGATCCGCACGAACTTTAAGGATCAGGCTGCCCTGAAGGTGTTCGCCCGTGGTCGTAAGCTGATCGTTCCTCCGCAGTTGGAGCCGGTTGCGATTCGTCTGACGAAGACGGAACTGCGTCCGGGTACTGCGGACAACGACGTGAACGCGATCATCTCGACGGCTGGCGGTCTGCCCGAAGGCTACATGGTCAACGACTTCTTGACCTCTGCCTACGCGTGGTTCCTGCTGACCAACATCGACGGTCTGTCGTACATGAGCCGCGTGGCCTTCGAGACGGACATGCAGGTGGACTTCGTGACGGACAACCTGCTTGTGAAGGGCTACGAGCGTTACAGCTTCGGCTACTACAACTGGCGTTCGATCTACGGTTCGACCCCCACCTCGTAATCGGAAATTTCTCCTTCCCCCTAAAGGGGAAGGGGAATCCCCAAAGGAGACAACATGTCTAGTACAGTCTTTACGGGTCCGGTTCTGGCGGGCAACGTCATCAACAGCGACGGCACGGGTAATCTGGCCGGAGTTGGTGGTAGCGCGGGACAGCAGAACGTGGGCTTTGTCAGCATGGCTCAAATGTCTGAGCCGACTTCCACCGGTCTTGTCAGCACTGCTTTCACGCAGGCTGGCACGACTACCGGCACTGCTATCGGCGTCGTCATTCCCGCTCAGAGCGTCATCACTGACATTTATGTCTATGTGACTGCCGCTTTTAGCGCGAGCGCGACCCTTAGCATCGGTACTACGTCTGCCAATTCCAACGAATTGGTCAACACAATCCCGAACGCCAGTCTTGCCGTTGGTCAGTTTACTGCAACGCCCCAG